GTATCTTTGCAACATCAAACAATAAACAACAGCACAAAGGAACGAAAAATAGTTCGGAAGTGCAAAAATATTGACTAACTAAAAAGAGGTAAGACAATGAAAAGATTCGATTTACGACAGATTATGAGAGATGCCCACAGAACTTACAAGTATGTAGGCAAGAAACAAGGCAAGACCTTCGGTGAAGTTCTGAAATCAACATGGAAACTGGCAAAACTGAATGTTACAATGCAGGAAGAGCTGGCAAGACAACAGGAAGAAAGAAACAACAAAGTGTTCACTCCGGTCAAAGCAGAAAAAGTCACTTTCAAAGCCGAATGGTCAGACTGCTACAACTCCAACAGCCGTGGATATTTAGGCTCCCAGTACTGCGGAGATTAATAAGGACATTAATCAGGATTATCCTGTCCGGTCTCGATACCGGAAACAATCCGTAAAAGGTATGGCAGGAACTACATGGAGTGATTGCCCTTAGCAATCCGTTCCAGAAAGCGATACTGGCGCTTACCCTCAATCCCAGCATAGAGGACGCGAGAACTAACGGTCGAAGCAAGCAGCCTGTAACAAGGTCGATGCAAGCAGCCGGGCGAAGTAAGGGCGATCATGCCCCGAACGGTTATGCAGTGAAGAACAGTAGCTGACAACTCCGGTGGGAAGACCAGAGAGAGGTTATCGGGGCACAAACTAATAATATCTACTTATGACAATGAAAGCAATAATTGAAAAAATAGTAAAAATACGTCCTACAACCTATGGGTTTATAGGAAAAGATGATACTGGGATAATCAACAAAACCGTTGTCATAAAGTTGTTCACTATCCCGATATACAAGAAAGAAATTTTAGTTCAGAAGAATATTTGACAGTTCCTAAAAGCTAAATCCCGTATGGATTTTAGCTCCATTTTAAAATTTACAAGCTGAACTACACTTGCATTGATGATGCACTTTTCACCATCCACGGTGAATTCAACAAACTTGTTCATAATACTTAATTTTTTGTTTGACACCACAAAGTTAAGTAAATCCCCCAATAAAAGCGTGATGCAGCCAATCGGATTGGTTTGGGGGAACAAAACTAATACACAATCAAATGAAAGCAATATCAATATTATGCGCAGTATCATACGCGATACTCCTTATTACCATGTGCGATATGGGCGTATGGTTCTGGATAGCATCCGCCGCCTTCGCGGTAACATCATTAGTGATAAGCAACGAACTTGACAATATTGAAAATCAAAAAAAATAAAGCTATGACAACAGTAGAAGAGTTACAAAGCATGACACACGAAGACCTTGTAAGACGTGTACAAGAACTGGAACAAGACCTTAAAGAAGTCAAGGAACAGAGCGACATGTGGTTCGATTCGTTCACCCGCCTACAGGCACGACACGAAAGCAGCATTAATGCTCTAGACAACATTGTTAAACTCGCTAAATTGAAGTAATATGGTAAAAGTAACAGAAAATTGGGCGGCCACATTGAGAGCGATGAAGGTAGGTGATATCGTTGTGTTCCCTGTGCGTGCGATATCTTCCGTCAACACAACCATTTCCAGACTAAGATTGGAGATGTGTGTAGAAAATGCCGATTGGAAACGAACAGGAGAGGTTGACCGCAAGCGCGGAGAGTTCAAAATCCAGCGTGTGTCATGATTACGCTATCAGAGCGCGAGCATCTTGTCGCCGAACAATATTGCAAGGGTTTGGCCGACAAGGAAGTAGCCGACAGTCTGCAACGCTCGGAATGGACCATCAAAGCACAGAAGCGGGATATATACAAAAAGCTGGGTATTTCCAAAGATACCGAGCTTGTATTATACATGTTCTGTGAGCGCATGAAGATCAACTTCGATATAAAAGAGATACGTAAACACGGGCTTGAGCTATTCTTCTCCATCCTGTTCCTTGTCATTGCCGCATTGGATTTTCATCCCGACATGAGACAATGCAGCAGAGCAAAGACAAGAACCACCCAAGTATCAAGAACAAGACGAACAAAAACAGATTCAGATTATGAACTATACAGTTAACAACCAACTACGGACATCCATCTTATTTGATGGAACGGCAGAAGCACGGCTAGCAGACATCCTAGCCATCATGGACACCCATACATTCGGTAAAAGAGAAGCGGCCAAAATAGTTGGAGGCATAGGAAGGCTTATCAGACTGATCGAAGAAAACAAAATACGTTCCGACAAGCCTACATGCGCACAAAACGGGAAATGGTTCTGCAATGCCAGTGATGTCCTGCGTTATGCACAGGTCAAAATGCCAAGGAAGCCTAGAAAATTAAAAAAGAAAGTGGCATAAGCCACACGGGTAATTAGCTTAATGGAAAAGCGGTATTCACTTTTTTCTTTACGTTCAGACGGTTTGTGATTGTTTTCAGGAGGAATACAGATACAGGTTCGAATCCTGTATTACCCACACCCAAAGAGAGGGAGCCGTACACCCTTATAAACGTAGCCATGTTAGAGACTTCAAGGCAGTGAAGCAGAGAGCAATTTGTTAGATAATAATTTAACCCAAAGCCGCTGGAAAGGACAGCGTGAGGTGAGAGCCCTCTTTATATGTTATATTCTATATCCTTATTTATCCCGGTGTGTCCTGGCCGACTATCCGGGAACTATTTTTTTTAACTCATTTATTAACCACTAAAAATTATTGATTATGGGACTTATCAAAAAACCTAACGAACTGACAGTTAAGAATGCCCTGTCGGCATTAATCTACGGACAACCTGGTATGGGAAAGACCACACTGGCGTTAAGCTCTCCCCAGCCACTACTCCTGGACTTTGACGGTGGCGTTCACCGTGTGAATGCAGCCCACCGTGTAGACACCGTACAAATTTCCAAATGGGAAGAGGTGGATGAAGTTCTTACGAGCGGAGAAATTGCCGAATACAAGACCATCGTTATTGATACGGCAGGAAAAATGTTATCCTTCATGGATAAATATATAATGAAAAACAATCCCAAAATGAAGAAAGCGGATGGCACACTGTCCCTGCAAGGATATGGAGTACGAAAGAATATGTTCATCAACTTCGTAAACCAAGTCACACTAATGGGTAAATCAGTAATATTCGTAGCCCATGAACGCGAGGAAAAGAACGGAGAAGACAAACAGATACGCCCGGAAATCGGAGGTTCTTCTGCCGGTGACCTGATTAAAGAACTTGATCTTGTAGGCTATATGGAAGCCATAGGTAAGGACAGAACCATCTCTTTTGATCCGTGCGAGAAATTCTACGGTAAGAATACCTGCAATCTTCCGGCACGCATAAAGATACCAGTTATCATTAATGCAGAAGGTACAATCACCGGACCGAACGACTTTATGACAAAGATTGTAAACACTTATCAGACCTATCAGGAAAAACAGGCAGAACTGTCCTCCGAATATGAAGGTCTTATGGAAGTTATCAAGGAACAGATAGCCATGGTAGCGGATGCGGACACGGCCAACGAAGTGAAACAATCACTGGAGAGCCTGCAGCATATCTTCGACAGCAAATTACAAGCAGGTATGCTACTGAATAAAAGATGCAAGGAATTAGGATTGAAATTCGACAAAGTCAAAAAAATATATGAAGCAGCCTAGTTATAGAATCTATCCCTCATTACTTGACAAATTCGACAAGTATCTGAGAGCTGATGAAGAAGTGGAAAACTTCTGGAACATTGATAATGAAACCGGAGAGTATAAACGCTCTCCGGAAGAAATCGAAGAGAGCCTGAAGCAAGACCTTCTGGATGCTATCAACCGTGTACCGTTTGAGAGTGAAGCAGCCGACAAGGGAACAGCCTTCAATGCTATCATTGACTGCTATGTCCATTGCGAAAATCACGTGCCGACAGAGCGTTCCCCCTACTCCATCATTGGCGATAAGGAAACCAATACCATACAAGTAGCTTTTCCAGCAACGGATATCGCACCTGCACGGCATTTCCTTTTTGACAGACAATGGTGTATAGAACAGGCAGAGTATTTCAAAGGCTCATTAAGTCAGGTCTATGTATCCGCCATTCTTCCTACCCAGTACGGAAATGTGGAGTTATACGGATTTATCGACGAACTCCGAAAGGATGTTGTTTATGACATAAAATCCACATCTAAATACGAGTTCGGCAAATACGCCCACGGGTGGCAGCGCCATGTCTACCCTTATTGCCTAATTGCTTCCGGTCAGATGGAAAGCATAAAGGCATTTGAGTTTACGGCTTATGCGCTGAAAGGCGGTACCAGCCGCACACCGCTTATCAGTGGTACGCAATATCCGGAATATTATACTTACAATCACGAACAGACAGTGAAACTGCTCACGGCACACGTAGAACATTTCATAGAGTTTTTGGAAGCTAATAGAGAATCTATCACGGACAAGAAGATTTTCGGACTGGAATAATGGCACAAGAAGCTATCCTTATAAAAGAAAAAGGTGTGGTAACACTGAACAAGTCCTTTGATTTCATGTGCTCGCAGCTCCGTAACGGTCGTTACAGGTTAATTATCGAACGTTACACAGAGCCGCGCACATTAAGTCAAAACGCCCTAATGTGGCTTTGGTTTACCTGTATCGAACAGGAAACAGGAACGGACAAACAGGACGTACACGATTATTACTGCAACCTATATCTACGAAGGACAACCATTATCAAAGGAAAAGAAACGGTCATAGCCGGAAGCACATCGAAACTGAACACACTGCAAATGACGGACTTTTTGAATAAGGTCAAAGCAGATGCAGCCACGGAACTGGGAATAACACTTCCCCTTCCGGAAGACCGTTATTATAACGAATTTGTCAACGAATATAAATATAGAAGATAATGAAGATCATAAAAGCTAAAATCACCAAGGACAGTACCTTGGTGGCCACCTACAAGGATGAGAATGGTACAACCACCGTAGAAGGCAAGAACCTGGTAACATCAGACCTTATCAATGCGTTCAGCAAGCTGAATCCCCACGCCGCTTTGCTTACAGAACAGAAAGAAGTGGACGGTATAGAATCAGTAGATGAAGTGCCTGATATCATAGGACAGGTGCTTGACGTTACAGGGTATTCCATTGGCGGAGATGGAGATAATGAAGGGGTTACTCTGATAGCCAAACGTTTTCTCAAAACAGGAAAAGTTCTGAACCTATGCGCTCCGTTCACCATGTTCAATAATGAGAATGAATCGTATATCAATGCCTTCGAGCTGGAGCAGGAAATCCAATCCTGTGAGTTCGAAGTCAAAGAGTATCTGTTCAACAAAAAATGGCGAATTGTACAACAGGAACTTCCGTTTGAGGAAGACACGGCGAACGCAGACGTACAACCGGACGCCATTCCAGAAGCCGGTACAGACTTCAATCAAGAGGTTGCGGAATTCCAGCAGGCTATGAATGATGCAGGGGTTGACATAATAATGAACGGAAAGAAAATTAAATCACGTAAACCACGTAAAGTCAAACAACTTGCATCATGATACCGCCATCCCCATTTTGCGTAACTACTACCCCCAACTGCTTCAAACTAGCCTTCCCATATCATCCAAGATTAGTGGAGCTAGTCAAACGGATTCCAAGTGTAAAACAGAATATCCGGGCAGCCTATATCGCTGACGAAAAAGCTTGGAAGGTATCTCTACAAGATAAGGAATACGTGAGGATGATGGCAGATTGGGCGGTACAGACAAAGATATGCAGCCGGGTACAGCACAAAGTGACAACAAGAGAGTATAATGACTATACTATTCCCGACCTTCCAAAACTTACGGTTCCACACGGATTGCTGTTGGAACCGTACGAATATCAGAAAGAAGGCATCGCTTATGCGCTACAGCACAAGCGGTGCATATTCGGGGACCAACCGGGACTGGGAAAGACATTACAGGCAATAGGCACGGTTACGATAGCAAAAGCGTATCCGTGCCTTGTCATTTGTCCGGCCGCATTGAAAATAAACTGGCAACGTGAATTTAAGAAATTTGCCGGAAAAAATGCCATGATTCTGGATGATCGCAATAAAGCCAGTTGGCACCGTTTCTTTGAGACTAAATGCTGCAACATATTCATAACAAATTATGAATCACTGAAAAAGTTTTTTGTACTTAAAGTAAAGGAGGATGCACGGTTTACCATGAAATCCATTGAGTTTGACCCGCGAATATCGTTATTCAAATCCGTAGTCATTGACGAATCACACAAGTGCAAATCCACCAAGACCCAGCAATCCAAGTTCGTAGAAGGAATATGTAAAGGCAAAGAATATATCTTGGAACTGACGGGAACCCCAGTAGTGAACAACAATACAGACCTTATACAACAACTCAAGATAATGGGACGATTAGAGGATTTCGGAGGATACAAGTGTTTCGTAGAGAGGTTCTGCGATGGACCTAAACAGTCAAGCAATGTGAAAGAACTGAACTGGAGGTTATCATCGACCTGCTTCTTCCGGCGCGAAAAGGCCAAGGTACTCACTCAGTTGCCGGACAAGTCACGCCAATATATAGAGGTGGACATATCCAATCGCAAAGAATACGACAAAGCGGAAGCCGACCTGATACAGTATCTCCGGACTTACAAGAATGCGGACGATGAAAAGGTGGCCAAGGCATTAAGAGGCGAGGTAATGGTGAAAATGGGAATATTGAAAGCCATATCAGCCAGGGGAAAAATCAAAGTCTTTTCCGAATTCATCCATGACGTGATTGACGGAGGTGAGAAACTGATAGTCTTTGCTTACCTGAAAGAAGTAGTACAGGAACTAAAGAAGATATTCCCTGAAGCTGTCACCGTTACAGGCGAAGACAATGCTACTCAAAAACAGACAGCGGTAGACCGCTTCCAAAACGACCCTTCTTGCAAGCTGATCATCCTTAACTACAAATCAGGAGGTACAGGTCTTACATTGACAGCTTCCAGCCGTGTGGCGTTTATCGAGTTCCCATGGACTTTCTCCGATTGTGAGCAGGCAGAAGACCGAGCGCATCGGAACGGACAGAAGAACAACGTAAACTGTTACTACTATCTTGGAAAGGATACTATCGACAAATATATGTATGATGTCATTCAGACCAAAAAAGGAATAGCCAACGGAGTGACAGGGACGGATGATGTGGTTAAGGAGAATGTGGTAGATATGGCAATGAACCTATTCAACGGAAGAATATGAGGAAACAGACAACACCATTATCAGAAAGCCAAATACAACATGATTGTTTGGTATGGTTCCGGTTACAATATCCCAAACTGGCTCGTATGCTTTTTGCAGTGCCCAACGGTGGCAAACGTGATGCCAAGACAGGAGCACGGATGAAGTATGAAGGAGCTGTGAGAGGTGTAGCAGACTTGATTTTGCTCATACCCAAAAAGGGATGGGCTTCCCTCTGTATAGAGATGAAGACACCGAAGGGTACACAGAGCGAGCACCAACGAACGTGGCAGACAGAAGCAGAGAGATACCAAAACAAGTATGTTATCTGCCATTCACTACAGGAGTTCATAAACGAAGTAAATTCTTACCTACAATGACTTATATAGATTACGTAAACCAATTTTGGAAGACACATCAAAGTGTAGCATTTTCCTCGAACGAAGTTTATTTGTACTTCTTCCTTTTGAACGAGTGCAATAGTCGGGGTTGGGAGAATCCGTTTGAGTGTCCCAACAGACGAATCGTCCTCGCAACCGGTATATCAGAACCAACCGTAATTGAAGTCAGGAACAGATTACAGCAAAAAGGTTTACTACAGTTTGAGTCAGGTAAGAAAAATGCGAAATCGCCCGTTTATTACTTAAATGATTTAAGTAAACCCTTAAGTAAACTCTTAAGTAATGACTTAAGTAAACCTTTAAGTAAAAAGGCTAACATTAATATAAGACTTAAGAGTAAAGATAATAATAACTCTAGCGAGTTATTTAAGCCCGAGCAGGAAAAACCTAAAAAGAAGCCTTCAAAACCAAAAAACGAATTTATAGCCCCTACCCTGGAACAGGTGAAAGATTACTTCCGTGACAAGCTCCCGGACTGGGAACAGCAGGCGGAGATATTCTTCTACCACTTCGATGCGCTAAGCTGGAAAAACACCAACGGGGCTAAAATTGAACGATGGGACAGCCGGGCTAACCTTTGGATAATCGAAAAAAGACTTCAAAATGGAAACAAGACTTCAAAAACAGATCACTGTGATAATGTCCCCAGGACAGATACCTCAATCCAGGAAAAAGCCGGAGACACTGACACCGCTCCAGCAGACCTTGAGAAATGGATCAACAGCCTCCCAATTGGTTGACAACTGGTCCGGCACGCAAGCCCAGCTGAATTGTAACCTGACATTAGCACAAGCAATCAGGATTGAGGGTATTCCCACCCTTGCGGACATCAATGTTGTCTTCGGCAACGCCACATCAGTCAGGATTATCACAGAGCACCTGCAATCAATCCTCCGATACGCAGGCATTGATATCGCACCTCAACAACTTGCCGAAACGGCGCTAAGCATATTGGCCAGCTATTATTTTCTCAATCTGGCCGATCTTTGCATATTCTTCACACAGCTTAAAAACGGGAGCCGTGGACAGTTCGTCTGGGGAAACAGGATAAACAACCAGTCCATTATGGTAGCCCTATCGGACTTTTGCAGGGATAGAAGAGACGAGCACGTCAAACTGTCCAATGAAACCGCCATGAAACAATCCCAAAAAGGTTTCACCCGGATAGAAGATGCAGCGTGCGCCATGATTGAGGGAGTAAAAAACATTCAGGAGCTCAAAAAAAAGGCTAAAAACGATTTCAGCGCCTTCACAGAACTTTTTCCTAACGTTCCCAATAACCATACTGCCTACACCTATTGGAAGGCATACGGGGGAAATGAGGATGCAATACGGGCTATATACGGAGATAATGCACCACCTCCCAATATAGCAAGCGACGATATAGGAAAATTCTTATGCGAGTATAACATCAGAATCAATCACAAATAAATATTATCAACCACTTCAAAATTAAGTAACCATGGCAAGTAATGAAAGTTTCAAACAAGCAATCAAAGACTATCTGGACAAACGGGCGGAAGAAGATTCACTGTTCGCCCCCAAATATGCGAATGAGAAGAAAAGTATTGATGAATGCTGTAGTTATATCATGGGTGAGGCCAGGAAGCGTGGTAACGCCATAGCGATTTCAGACGAGGAGGTCTACGGGATGGCAGTGCACTACTATGATGAGGACGATATCAAAATAAACCGGCTGCCTGCCGGAGAGAAAACGTCCGTATCATCCTCCGCCAAACCTGTGGAACTCACCGAAGAAGATAAGAAAGCGGCACGTGACAAAGCAATCGCACAGCTAGCGGAAGAACAATACCAGACACTCAGGAAGAAAAACGTCCGAAAGAAAGCGGATGATAATGTCCAACAAATGAGCCTGTTCTAATCATGAAACCGAGAACGAAACTTGAGAAACGTGTAACCGGACTAAGCGGTAAACTGTCCACCGTTACCGAAGTACAAAAAGAATGGGCGAAAGAACATATATTCACCCACGAAGCATATAGGTGCAAGGATGAGCTATGGTGTTCCGAGTGCGGCGGAACATGGATAGACACAAGCAATAGCGAGCTGGGAGCCACCCTGCTCGGTGATACAACCGAATGCCCGTACTGCCACCACAAACTGGACGTAAAGGTCAGCCGGAAACGAAAAGTCGAGGAAAAAAAGTACATGTCCATCTTACAGACCGCCGGAGAGTTCCAGATCATAAGACATATACTATGCTGCAAGTACGTCAGAAAAAGGAATTTTGATTTGAACAGCAGACAGGATTATATTCACTATACTTTCTTTGAAGTGGTTCAGGAATGGATCACCGTCGAGGGGAAACGCACCATCATGGCAAAACCGATGAATATGGGAAGCAGCGGATGGATATATTCGGAACCACTGAGCATAAAGGGTGAATACGGCAGTTACAGCTGGAATTATCGTGGAGACCTATATGCGATATGGGGATGGATATATCCAAGAAAGAAACTGATCCCGGAATTGAGAAAGCGGGGAATCGGGAAACGTTTCCCCGATGTACCCCCCTCAAAACTTGTACGAGACCTTCTGAAAGGTGGCAATGATGCGGAATTATGTATCAAGACCGGACAGACGGATATGTTAAAGCACATGTACAAAACGGGCTATTACCAACTCCGATATAAACCGTCCTTCAACATCTGCAACCGCAACCGTTATATAATCAGAGATGCAAGCATGTGGAATGACTATATAAGCCTGCTGTCCTATTTCCACAAGGATCTGCATAACGCCAAATACGTATGTCCCAAAAATTTAAAAGCCGAGCACGACAGATTACTAAGAAAGAAAAATGAAATTGAGGCAAGGCAAAGAAGGGAAAGGGACAGAATAAAGGCTATCCAAAAAGAAAAGCAGCTCAAGGAGGATATAGCATCATTCTACAACCGGATGGAAAGATTCTTCGGCATGGAAATCAAAGGCGACGGTATAACCATCCGTCCGCTTGAAAGCGTAACCCAGTTCTACAAGGAGGGCAAAGTCATGCACCATTGTGTATACGCCAACAGGTATTACAGACGCAGTGAATGTCTGATCATGACAGCCATAGCCGGAGAAAAACATGTGGAAACCATCGAAGTGAATCTTAAATCGTTTCAGATAGTACAGTCAAGAGCCGTATGCAACGGAACATCAGAGTATCATGACCGCATTATCCGGCTGGTGGAGAAGAACATGAGTTTAATCAAAAAAAGAATAGCATAATGAAAGATTATATAGAATTTTTAAAAGACAAGATGGCAATCAGCCATCAGACAGGATTTGAAGTTAAGGCTGATGAACTTACCCCGTACTTATATCCCCATGTGAAAGATACGGTACGTTGGGCTGTTTGCGGCGGTTGCAGGGCGATATTCTCCAGCTTCGGTATGCAGAAGACCGTAACCCAGTTGGAGATACTGCGGATAATCCTGAACCGCACAGGAGGCAAAGGGTTGATAGTTTGCCCCAAGCGTGTAGTAGTGGAGTTCCTGACACAGGCCGAAAAGCATCTGGGCATGAAAGTGACCTATGTACGTACTATGCAGGAGGTGAAGCAATGTCCGACCAATATCATGGTGACAAACTATGAGCGTGTCCGTGACGGCGAGGACGGAGTAAGAATAGAACCTTCTTACTTTACCGTTACCTCATTGGATGAAGCGAGCGTGTTACGTGGATTCGGAACCAAGACCTATCAGGAGTTTCTTCCTATGTTTGCAGAAGTTCCGTACAGGTTTGTTGCCACTGCCACACCGTCACCCAACAGATACAAGGAGCTGATACACTATGCCGGCTACCTTGGAGTGATGGATACCGGGCAGGCACTTACAAGGTTCTTCCAGCGTGACAGCACGAAGGCGAACAATCTTACCCTCTATCCCCACAAGGAGAAGGAATTCTGGTTATGGGTAAGTACATGGGCGTTGTTCCTCACCAAACCGTCTGATTTAGGTTATCCCGATACAGGATATGAGTTACCAGAGTTACGGGTACATGAAGAAGTCGTGAGTGTGGATAATTCCACTGCCGGAGCCGACCGTGACGGGCAGGTGAAAATGTTCCGTGAGGCTGCTCTCGGTCTGGCTGATGCTGCAAAGGAACGCCGGGACAACATGCAGGAAAAGATTGCCCGTGTGGTGGAGATAATCAATCGCCCGGAAAACAAGGATGACCATTTCCTTTTATGGCACGACTTGGAGGCTGAACGTGAGGCACTCTGCAAGGCAATTCCCGGATGTAAGGCTGTGTATGGCTCGCAAGATGATAAGGAAGCGGATAAGGTAATAGCAGATTTCAAGGACGGCCGTCTGAAGTATCTGGCCGCAAAACCGGAGATGCTGGGTGAGGGTCTGAACTTCCAGTACCACTGCCACAAGGCAATCATGTTCATCGACTACCGTTTTAATGACAAGTTCCAGGCGATAGCCCGTATCTACCGTTTCATGCAGCAGCATCCGGTTGACCTCTATCTGGTCTATGCAGAAAGTGAGGGAGAGATATACAAGAGTTTCATGCAGAAGTGGGCGCAACACCGCCAGATGGTAGCCAGAATGACCAATATAGTCCGCAAGAACGGTTTGTTCGGTTTACAGGCAGAGGAAAAGATGATGCGCTGGATGTTCGCCAGTCGGGAAGAGAAGTCCGGCAAACTGTGGAAAGCTATCAATAATGACAATGTACTTGAATGTCAGAAGATGGAAGATAATTCAGTAGACCTGATTGTAACCAGTATCCCGTTCTCCAACCACTACGAATATACGCCTACCTATAATGATTTCGGGCATAATGAAGACAACGGCAAGTTCTTTGAGCAGATGGACTATCTCACCCCGGAGCTTATGCGTATTTTAAAGCCCGGCCGGTTGGCCTGCATCCATGTAAAGGACCGTGTACTGTTCGGCAACGCTACGGGTGACGGTATGCCCACCATCGACCCGTTCAGCGAAATGACAGTGTTCCATTATCTGAAGCACGGGTTCCGCTACATGGGGCGTATTACAGTGGATACGGATGTGGTGAGGGAGAACAACCAGACTTATCGGCTTGGATATACAGAGATGTGCAAGGACGGTTCAAAGATGGGTATCGGTTGCCCGGAATATGTTCTTCTCTTCCGAAAGTTGCCTTCTGATACCTCACGAGCCTATGCTGATTTGCCGGTGACAAAGAATAAGAGTGAATACTCGCTTGCCCGTTGGCAGATAGATGCCCATGCAAGTTGGAAATCTTCTGGTAACTCTCTATTGAGCTATGAGGACATGAAAGGAGCCGGAATAGATAAGATACGCCATCTGTTCAGGAACTACGAACGTGAACATATATATAACTACGAGGAACATGTATCATTCGCTGAAGAATTGGAAATATACGGAAAGCTGCCTAAAACATTTATGGCCGTTGACCCTGTAAGCAAGAAAGATTGGATATGGGATGATGTCACCCGTATGCGCACGCTCAATACCAAGCAGTCACAGAAGAAACGGCAGAACCACATCTGCCCTTTACAGCTCGATATTGTTGAAAGACTGATTGAACGGTACTCAAACAAGGGTGAGTTGGTGTTTGACCCCTTCGGAGGTATCGGCACAGTACCTTATTGTGCCATCAGACTGAAACGTAAGGGATTATCTACTGAACTAAATTATGACTATTGGAAAGACAGTCTTTCATATCTGTATGAGGCGGAGATGGAAGTTAGCGCACCCACATTGTTTGATTTGATGGACAGTGCCGTATGAACATCTATCATACAGAACCTAGATTCGACTGCGAGAAATTCGCTCCATGCGGGCGCATCTCCCTGCACAAATGCCGGAAGTACAAAGGCAGACTGGATGAATGCAGGGGATGTACGCTTGTACACCGTAAAGCCAAGACGGTTGCCGGTACGGAAGCCGGAAGAAAGGTTTGTCCGCATTGCGGACGTTCCCTTCCGCTCCACCGGTTTTATAACAGGACTGTCAGATGTGGGGATAAGGAATACCGATGTCTCACCTCCTGGTGCAAGATGTGTATGAGTGAAGTCGCAGCGGAAAGAAATCGTAATAATTAATTTAAAAATCCAATGAAAAACGTAACGAAAATAGCCAAGAAGTCCGCAGGGCTTAGCCAAAAATGCTCGATTTGCCCACTTATGCAAAGATGCACTTTAGAAATCCATAGAGCCTGTTTTGACAGCTTTGTAGAGGGTTTCAAGAAAGGGGCCAGAGCTGCTGAAAAAGAAATAAACAAGAAATTCAAATCGAGATAGAAATGAACAAGAAAGAGCAGCAAGCAATAGACTTCCTTCGCAGTATGGAACGTGACGATCTGCTATCACTCGGATTCTCAGGAGGTAAGGATAGTGTAGTTATACTTGACCTAGCTGAACGTGCAGGCATTAAGTATAATGCGATCTACGCTAACACCACAGTAGATCCACCGGGCACGATTAGCTTTATAAAGAGACACTATCCGCAAGTGAGGATAATACACCCTGAAAAGTCATTCTTTCAGTTAGTTGAAGAAAAAGGACTTCCTTCACGGCTCCGACGATTCTGTTGTGAAAGACTGAAAGAAAGATATGGTATCGGCAAACGTAGTATTGAAGGAATGAGAGCTGCCGAAAGTAGAAATCGAAAAGATTATGAGCCGGAGCAGTGTGATACAAGAAAATGGATGAAAGGCGCAAAGCATATTCTTCCTATCCTCACATGGACAGAAGAAGATGTTTGGAGCTATATTCGAAAATACGGATTACCATATTCAAAGTATTATGACGCTCCATATAATTTGAGCCGTCACGGTTGTGTCGGCTGTCCTCTCTGCAATTACAAGCAGATGCAATTAGAGTTTAAGATGTTTCCCGGTTATGCTCAAAGAATGATAATAGCCGTTGAAAGATATATGAACACTCACCCTAATGGGTTTCTTGCTCGCAACTTTGCAGACGGTTACGAAGCTTTCTATTACTATATAAACGAAATACCTATTGCGGATTTTCATGAGCAAAAGAAAGGGTTATTCAGATTTAGCGCAAGGGAAATTATTCGAAGAGAAATTTTAAATCAATTAACGTAATACGATATAGAAAGGAACTAATATGAAAAGTCAATTTATTCAAGACGTAGAGGCATTTGCTAAAGAAATGGCAGTACGCCTACCTAAGACTCATGAAGGTGGAATTATAATAATGGCTACCGATAACAATGACATAGCGAAGTGTATTATAGCCAGACCATCGCATCTAAAAGAATTAGTTGAGCACATGCTAACTGATGAAAAAATACAAAGCGATATTTTGGAAATCATATCAGAATACGATAGTGAATAACCCTCAAAACAGGAACAGAAATGAAAAAGACTTTTAAACAATGGGCTAAACAGGATAAAGATTTGGATGTTTTTTGTGCCCAGGTGATTATATTGACGAAAGGTTATACAACTACATAGCGGATATCATACCTCCTGCATATTGCTCAAGAGACCTTATGCAAAGATGCGATGCCATTAAAAATGAAGGCGATGTATTATATTACATCACAGTGTACAGAACCGATGATAATCAGTACTTATATCTCGGTGTTTTACCAGAATTTAAACAGATTAGAAAATAGTAATTATTGCATGGACATAATGATTCTATTCTGAGACAACCTATGAGTATCTGTTGAAACACATACAAAACATTTTTTTGTGTCGTTAGTACTCAAGTGCCCCACAGAATGATTATCTTTAAATAATATCCCTTCCCTGTTAGTATAAGCAGATAGAATCCTAATGGATATACTATTGATATCTAAGTCTTTAAAATCTGGTAATCGATAAGATATCGTTATGCTTTTTTGCCCTTTTTCAAAAAGGGTAAATGGAGTTATCCCATCACAAATGGATGCATGGTTTTCCTTACTATAATGTCCCAGACTATTTGTATCTAATAAAATAGATGCATTGGTGATAGTAGCAGTTTGATTTCCTATGTTTGTATAAAGAAGACAAACTTTTAATTCGTTATTTTCAATTAGAGCACCAGATATAGTTAAAGCAATCCCTTCCGTTTTCTTAAAATATTGTCTATAGCAATTATAGACAGTAACCGATACAGCGATGATAGATAAAAATAAAGATACAATATCCATAATTACGAGTTTTTGCAAACTTACTAATAAAAACTAACATTCTAATAATAAAATGCAAAAAAATAAGTGGAATAAAGAAGAAAGGAGAATAACCATGACCGAAGAACTTGTAACATTGGAAACAGCAAAGATGCTGAAAGAGAAAGGGTTTAATTGGAAGTGTGAACACACAATAAGTTGCGATAATATTATTAGAAGATACGACATTCCGCAAAGTATGTCATGTTGTACGGAAATAGATAACGAACCAGTTGAATTTTTGTGTCCAGTGTTGTATGTTGCCCAAAAGTGGCTTCGTGAAACTAAGAACCTGCATATCGAAATATCCTATATGTATGGAAATTATTGGATATATGATATACTAACAATTCCTAACCATGATTTAGTAGGATTGTCTGACAGACCTATTATCCGTTATAATACCTACGAGGAAGCACTTGAATCTGGATTACAGGAAGCATTAAAACTTATATGATTATGAAAACAATATTATTTACAATTATATTTATTATCGCCCTATTATGGGTTGGAGATCTCACAATTACATTTAAGCCGTTTTCTATATCACTTCCCGGTTGGTATAAGCCTGTAGGTATCATCCTGTTTGTGTTGGCAATGGCGGTATATAACATTGGAGAATACGCTAAAGGGTATAAGCATGGTTTCGATGATGGGATAAAAAAATGTGTTGAAATACTTAAAAAGAAAAATCCATGAGCAAACTATATAAAGTAACCATTTTCGGGGAATCATTCCTAATCGGGTGGTTCCCTTTTTCTTCACGCTGGTATAACAAGCTAAAGATAATCAAACAACACATAACAAAGTATTGACAAGCCGTGTCAGTACTTTGTTTTCCTCATTTTTCCCCTTAGCTCCCTTATTAAGTACCTTCGTTTCTGTAACGCAAAAAAAGCAATTATGGAAATTATTTACAGAAAACTAGAGGAACTGAAGAAACTGGAAAACAATCCAAGAACTATTTCGGATGAACAGCTGGACAAACTTAAAGAGTCAATCCGAAACAATCCGGATTATTTCGAAGCCCGACCGATCATCCTGTCAGACCGTACTGGCGAATTGATCATTATAGCCGGAAACCAAAGGTATGATGCCTGTATATCGCTAGGTATGCAACAAGTACCGACCGTTCTTATTCCCAACCTGACCGAGGAAAGGGAACGTGAGCTAATCATCCGTGATAACGTTAACAACGGACAATGGGACATAACCAAGTTGTTTGACTGGGATTGTAACGAGTTGCTTAATTGGGGTATGGAAGGCATCAGCTTTCCTGATCCGACAGATTTTTCAGAAGATATAGAAGACAGTCATAATGTACTCAAGAACGCAAACTATGAAGCCGGAGCTCATATCAAATATTTAGTATTTGAGGGGTATAAGATTCCAGTCAGTGAAAGCGAACTGGAAGCACTGAAAGCACGGGCTTCTGAATATTTGGATGAGAACGGTGTAATGGTTGGTTTTGTTAATAATCTACTTGGCTTATGATGGAATACATAGACATATCAATATTGAACCCGGCAGAATATAACCCACGCCTGCTCACTAATGAAGCACAAGAAGATTTAAAAAAATCCATCAAGGAATTAGGCATTATCAAACCGATCATCATACGTCAATCGGATAAACGTATCATGGCAGGACACCAACGTACAAAGACAATGAAGCTGCTTGGGTATACCCATGTTCCAGCCTTTATTCTTGATGGTGTAAACTCCACCGATGAAGTAAGGTTCAACCAACTTCACAACTATGCGGAATGTGAGTTGTCGGAAATCCAACCAGAAATCAATGTAAGTCTTCCTAAAGGAACAGAAGGATTTTATACTGTATCCAACAAAGATATCTCCATTCTTTCCAAAGGAGGAAACAACTCACGTGTTGTTGACCTTACGAAAATGATTCTCCGTTACGGCCAGTTTGCAAATGCCGTATGTGACCATACCGGGAAAGTGATCATCTCAACAGTATATGCCAAAACGGTAAAACTATTAGGTATGGACCTACTTGTATATGTCCTTCCAGAAGGGAAAGAAGAAATCGCGCTCAAATACTTCTCTAAGGAATATGGAGTGTTCGAGTATTCCCATCTGGAACGAAAGACCTATATACAGTCTTTTGCCCAAAAGGCACGGCTACGGCAAAAGAACGGGGTTCCAAGCAAGCGTAGCCATTCAACGTTGTATGAAACGCAGGTTATACCATACATCACCAAGGATATGCGCATACTCGATTTCGGTGCCGGACAAAAGGATTACGCAACCATACTGAAGAAAAAAGGCTATCTCATTGACGCCATTGAATTCTTCCACCGCAAAGATGGAGCGGACATCATTGATGAAAAGGAAATCAGGCAAGACTGTGCTTCCATATGCAAGACCTTGTCGGACTACGGGCTGTACGATGTGGTTGTGTGCGATAGCGTGTTAAACTCTGTGAACTCAGAAGAGGATGAAAAGAATGTCTTACTTTCGTTATCAGCATTATGCAAGCCCGGAGGAATGATATTCTGGTCTGGCATTCCGCTGCTGTTCGCCCAGAAATCATCTGAACGCAAGGAAACACACGACCATCGTTCTAAAGCCGTATTTCTTGACGCAAAGAACTTCACAGCCAACTTCCGTTTTGGTGAATGGTACTTCCAGCATTATCATTCCACAGCTGACATCGTCAGATTAAACACAGCTTACATCGGAAAGGATTTTAACATATTCGATAAAGGAATGAAGATAAGCCCAGAAAAAGAGTTAAGAGGTTCGTCATTTCAAATAGCATCAACCAACGGAAGGAGCGCAAGTAAGAGTGATTATCTGAAAGCGTTGCAATATGAATTCACACTTCATCTTCCCAATAATCGCAAATGGGATCTGGACAAAGAAATTATACCAATCTTTAAAACACTATAAACAATGGCAGCACCTAAAGGAAATCAGTTTTGGATGTTACGCAGCAAGCATGGCAGGGATAAACTCTTCGCCACGCCTGAAGCGTTATGGGAGGCGGCGTGCGAATATTTCCAATGGTGTGATGAAAACCCATGGACAACAAGAAAGGCTATACAACGTACCATGCCTGTTAGACGCAAAAAAGGTAAAAGAACAGAAACTGTTAATGAACAGCAAACACAACAAGAAGTTTCACCTACACAGCGCCCCTACTCTCTCACCGGATTATGTATCTATCTAGGTACTTCATCACGTTGGTGGAGTAGCTTCAGAAGTGAATGCATGAAAAAAAATGATGAAGATTTTTTGCACGTCATCGCGCGGGTGGAAGAAACCATCGAGACTCAACAATTTGAAGGAGCCTGTGTTGGCGCTTTCAATGCAAACATTATAGCCCGAAAGCTAGGGTTGTCCGACAAACAGGAAGTGGATCATACAACACAAGGCAAACCCTTCAACGGATTTGACTTTCTTCCCTATACTCCCGAAGCTGACAAATTGAAGTGATATGGAGCAAAAGGTTAACTTAAAACAGCGATTGGCATACAATTTTCTTCGTGACAGCAAAACGAAATTTTTATTGTATGGTGGTGCCGGAGGTGGTGGTAAATCATGGCTAGGCTGTGAATGGCTGATGCAATGTGCCTACTATCTTCCCGGTACTCGCTGGTTTGTTGGCCGAAATAATTTGAAGGATAGCCGTGAGTCCGTTACCGTGACCTTCAATAAGGTAGCATCTTCTCACAGCTTCACGGCATACAAGACAACAAATGAAGGGATAGCCTTCGACAACGGAAGTGAAATCGTTTATATTGACTTGACGTATTATCCGGTGAAAGATCCGATGTATGAACGATTGGGGTCTAAGGAATATACAGGAGGATGGATAGAGGAAGCTGGTGAAGTGCACTACCTTGCCTTCGAAGTCTTGAAAACCCGTATCGGCCGCCACATGAACGATGTATATCATGTACCCGGAAAGATACTTATCACCTGCAACCCAAAGAAAAACTGGCTATACCGTGAATTCTACAAGCCCTGGAAAGAAGACAAATTACAAGCTCCTTATGCTTTTATCCAAGCTTTGGTGCAGGATAATCCTTGGGCAACAGAAGACTACATCGAAAGTCTTCGGAACACAAAAGACCGGGTAACAAAGGAACGCCTATATTTCGGCAATTGGGAGTATGATAATGACCCGACTGCCCTGTGTAACTACGACGCTATCTGTGACTTGTTCACGAATGAGTTCATTGCTCCTGCAGGTGAATCTACCGGTTCTGCAGACCTTGCAATGAAGGGACGAGACAGATTTATCGCCGGTCATTGGAAAGGGAATGTGTGTTTTATCAAACTGGATCAGGAATACAGTACTGGAAAATCCATTGAAACAGACCTGAAGCGGATGATGATAGAATGCTCTATTCCTCGTAGTAAGATGATTGCGGACTCTGACGGATTGGGGAACTATCTTGAAAGCTATCTGAACGGTATCAAGGAGTTTCATGGAGGAGCACGACCTATTAATCCTGAATTTGACAATTTGAAATCAGAGTGTGCCTTCAAACTGGCTGAGATGATTAACAATCGATTGCTTCGTATCGTATGCACGGAAGCACAGCGGGAACGGATCATTGAAGAATTGTCAGTTCTCAAACAAGCACATATTGATGCAGACACACGGAAGAAAGGAATAATCAGCAAAGAAAAAATGAAAGAAATATTAGGTCATTCCACAGATTACCTTGATATGCTGATAATGGCAATGATATTCCGTATCAAACCAACACCCAAACGACCAAAAGCAAAAATAGGAAAGATATGACAGTAAAAGAATTTTTGACAATAAGCAGCATTGCCATCGAACCTGAGGTTATCAGGACCAAGTTGGATGAACTGAGAAAACCTTATCAACTAGGGCAGTATAAGACACCAGATACCCTAAACGACATAAATATGGGAGAACTGATGCAACTGCAATCCATCGAAACAGAACACGATATATTGTTCGTTCCCTGTACTGTACTGATGGGGCTGAGTAAACGTTATATATCCCAACTTCCAGCTAGCGATGTACTGGGATTCGTACAATGGGTGGCCAAAGAAGTTGAACGAATAAATAAACTATTCGCGTCGACTAATGTACCACCCACACCCGAAGAGAAGCAAGCAGGATCCGAATTGCTAAATTTTGGACCTTTCGGCATGATTGATTACTATGCGCAGCGCATGGGTATCACTGATCATGCAGAAGTAGACAGCGTGCCATGGGTCAGAGTATATAAATGTCTTGACATGGACGCCAAAAGAGTAAGATTCGAACGTAGATTAAGAAACATATTAAGTAAGAAGAAATGACGGTAGAGCAAAAAATTAAAAAGATAGTAGACTCCATGGAGGGTGTAAGTTACCTTTTTGACAACTGGCAAACAGCCAATATAAGACTGGACAAGATTAAATTGCCGGCAGTGCTTAATCTCCTTCCTGTAAGCGGAACTTTTAATCTAGGCAGACAGCAGTTAAGAGACTGCCCTAACTGTATGATGGCCTTCATGGATAAAACCAAGTTCGATTTTGATGGCACAGAAAATGATGCAGTGATAGAAGGATGCAAGAATAAAGCCAAAGAATTCATATTGCTATTGAACAGGAGTGGGATGTTCAAAGAAATATCAGGAGATATCCCTTATTCTGTTTTCTATGACAAGCTGGATGTTAATGTAACCGGAATAGTTATCCAACTTAAGTTAGAAGAGATAATGGGTACTGTTATTTGCAACAAGAGCGTGAAAGAGATTGTATATGGCAGCAGAAACTAAAGCCGGAACCCTAAGGATAATAGGTGAAGAGCTGGAAGCGTTACGCAAGCGAATTATAGCCAACCATGAAGCAGCCGGACAAGTAGCCAGTGGAAGGACAAAGGGCAGTCTGAAAGTAGAAATGTCGGAGGACGGAGGCGTTTTGTGGGGCAGGCAGGCATTCGCAGTACTAGAAACCGGACGTGGGCCAGGGAAAGTTCCGAAAGGATTTTACAAGATTATCCGCCAATGGGTGGAAGATAAGGGTATACAAGTAAAGAAGCCCGATTCCTTCGCCTACCTTGTCGCTAGAAAGATAGCCAAGGAAGGAACGGAACTATACCGAAACAGAAAACATGAGGAAATCTATTCCCGTGATCTAGAAAATACCGTGGACAATATAGCTAGCAGGGTATCGGCTATATATGAAACAGAAGTTGAACATATAAATCTGAATTTCGACAATGAGAACACATACGATAGATAATACAACAATTGAATATCCTGACCAAATAGGATTCTGCTTTAATCCTGTGATAATAAATATCCTTGGCGGAAACTATCAATCTGTTACTGCAACGGTAACGGACACCACCACAGCCACATCAGACAGAGAGAACAGAGCGACGTTCGGTGGTTCCTGCTTCTTTGACCTATCATTCTATACGCAGAGCTATTTTGACGAATACAGAGAAGTCGATTACAAGTCAACTCACGCCGAAGATAGTAAGTTAGGACGTCTGTTTAGCATAGAGCTTGATATGTATAACGAATCAGGAACACTTGAAAACAGCTTCCAGTTCAACGTATTCATATTGTGGGGAGCCAGTAAGGTTGGAGAGCAGTATAATGGAAGCCGAGTGCTGACATGGTTCAAAAACTACCCATTCTCTGTAGGCTTATACTCTGCAACATCAGGGAATGTAAAAGTAACTATAGATGGTTCCGAAAGCTCCCCTATCGCATTATCAGGACAAAATGCATGGAATATCATTCTTGCTGGAATAGATGCTTCAGACAGGGTGGAATTTTATCTACCTGGAAGTAATACGGCAGCATCTGTTTTTGACCACACCTTTGATTTCACCTTCCGAGGGCTGCTCAATATGGCCACAAAGATCACTTGTAAGGTTGACAATTCAGACTGTGGAATATACTTGAGATGGATCAACCGCCATGGAATGTGGTGTTACTGGCTATTCATGCAAGGAAACGAGACTTCGCAGGTATCCAATGACGGAGAGTTCATCAGAAACAATATGCAGGATTACAGTTACAAGAACGGATACCATGGAGGTAGCGGACGAAAGCAAAGGAAAATGGAAGAAACGACACTTCCCGTATGCGCTCCATTAATAGACAGCATAACTTATGACTTCCTTTACCAAATGGCCACATCTCCTGTTGTTGATATGTTCATGGGCTATGATGATAACGGTAACGCCAGATGGATGGCCGTAAATGTGTCTGTGGGAAATTTCGTCAAACAGCGGGTATCACTGCAAGACTTTGAAGCGAACATTATATTACCTGAAACTAACGTGCAGAGCTTATGAGAAATGAATTATTATATGTCGGTGCCAACAACAAATTAGTAGATATGGATGACAGCACCAATATCACATTAAAATACAAGAATAATATATTCACCGATATAGGCAAAATTGTAAGTAACACAAGCTACACTATTAAACTTCCAAACACAGTGAGGAATCAGTCTGCATTTCTTCACGCAGACCTGCCATCCTGCCAATATTCCGTTGCTTCATTTTACCTTGACGCTAGATACATAAGAAACGGAGTAGAAATTATCAAAGGGGCAAAAATATACTTGATAGGCACGTCTGATGTGTTTGAAACCGCATTAATATGGGGAAACGCAACACAATTTTCAAGTATTGCCAATGAAGAAAAAAAACTGCAAGATTTAAAAGAACGTTGGCATTATGAAAGCCAAGGGAATGATCCATTTCCTGATTATTACATCGAATGGAATAGCGGAAAGAACGTAAGCCAATATGATAGTCATGGAGATTTCTTTTTCCCAAAAGTAAATTACAATATACGTTCAGCCGATAAAGATTTACCCTATCATCCGGCAGTTAAAGCAACATGGATTTTAGAACATATATCACTTGATAATGATGTGATATTCATTTTTCCAAGTGAACAGCAAGCAGTCTTGAACAAGCTGTTTATCCCATTGCTGACAAGAAATGACGGGTTGGAATTCTCTCAAAAGAATGAACTGTGGTTGAATGCAAAATATTACCTTAACCAAGGAACCGGGCCTATTGAACTTTACTTCGAAAACAAAGAATATTCATCATATTATGGAACGGTAAATAAAAGCTCGCTAAGCGAAGGCACATTCATTAGTGGAATAAAGACAAAAGGAAACTCCATAAAGCTCAATGCTTCAGGCAAAGTATCAATACATACTTTAACTTCTTTCTATCCCAGCAATGCAGCCATGATAGCTTATTATATTGAGAACGGAGAGAACAATGAAATATTCAACATAGGATATACGGATATAATAAGCAATGGAGGAAACTCTTACAATATTACGTTTGAGTTCGAAGGTGTAGAGTCTGACTCAGTAAACAAAGGTACAGATATCCGGTTTGGATTCACAAATATCGGATTTATTGCAGACGTATCAAACGGTGTAGATGGAATCATAAATCTAAGAATGGAAAACAGCCTTGTATCGCCCAAGCAACCAGACGAAAGTATTCTTAACGGGAATGGTCATTACCCCATTATACCAAATTTGCCAGATATGACACAGCTTGATTTTATTAAAGCAATATCTACCATGCTAGGCGTATTTGCATATCCTATTGAAGGCACGAACATTATAAGATTTATGTCTGTCGATGATATCATAAAGAAAAAAGAACAAGCGTACAATTGGACTAGACGGGTAATAGCATCGTATATGGCCAACAAGCCTAAAGAAATGAAATTCACTATCGATGGCTTTGCACAAAGAAATATACTTAAATACAAAGACGATGATACGGTAAAAGGCAACTACAGTGGAGAAATTACTTGCTTGATCAGCTCATTAGAGAAGTCTAGAGAAATGGCAGAGTTGAAATTTGCAGGATGCGACATGAGAGGAATTACAGCATTCATACGATTGTACAAATATGACGGAGAGGGAAAGGCTGAACTGCAAAAAGTTCAACCAAGAATACTTCTCGAGGAAAACAATGGAGGTCTATCAAATGGAACCTTCACACAATTGTCGTTCACAGATATCATAAAAAGATTCTACACAAGCTTTCAAAATGCAGTGTATACCCCCAAAATCATTAAAGAAAAAATAGAAATAACAGAAAAAGACTTGAGAGACTTAGATATGACCACTCCAGCATATCTGGCCCAATATGGGAAATATTATGCAATTCTATCCGTTACAGCAGAAAATACAGGAATAGCAAATGTTGAATTATTACAATTAGACATCTAAAATTATGGCAGACAAAGTAGAAAAGATACTTGATATCAAAGTGAATTATAATGAGGCTATCAAAGCTATAGCCGAGTATCAGACAAAAATCGACAAAGCCAAAGAAGCAGAGGCGAAACTGAAGGAACAGTTAAAGGCTGGAGACATAAAAAGGCAGCAGTACAATGAAGAAATGGCGGCATCTAAAGCCTATATCAACGACTGTAATGATTCGATACGTGTTATAACGAAAACAATGCAAAATCAGCTCAAGCAGGAGAAGGCACAAGAAAACAGCCTTGTTTCTCTCCGTGCCAAACTGTCAAACCTAACGGCTGAATACGATGCTTTATCCGAAGCGGAACGTAAAGGTGCTAGCGGCACAGAATTGAAAAACAAGATTAATGAGGTTACTGATGCTCTAAAGGGCGCTGAAGAAGGGACACAGCGGTATTACCGAAATGTTGGCAATTACAAGGAAGCTATAATGGAAGCCGCCAATGCCAATATCCCGTTCGTGCAGCAGATAAATGTAATGGTGACCTCCTTGGGTGGAGTAAGAAATTATTTGTCTGGAGTAAAAACAGAAATGCTTACTGTTTCGACCACCACAACCGGCTGGATTAAAGTTTTGAAACTGTTGAAAGTTGCTCTACTTGGAACTGGTATTGGAGTATTAATTGTAGCTTTAGGATCTTTGGTATCATGGTTCACCAAAACACAGAAGGGCGTGGAAGCAGCCAATAAAATAATGGGGGCTCTGGGTGCCACAGTAAATGTCTTAATAGACCGGGCAGGCAAGTTGGGAAGTGCTTTAGTGAATCTGTTTACCGGGAACTTCAAACAGGCGGGGAATGATGCCAAATCCATATTCGCTGGTATCGGTGATGAAATAGTCAATGAAACCAAACAGGCGTGGAAGCTGGCAGAAGTCTTGAATGAGATAGACAAGAGGGAAGTCATGCTGTCCATGTCACGTGCCGCTAACCGAGCTGAAATTGAGAAGCTGAAAAAAGCTGCTGACGACCAGACCCTGTCCACACAGGAACGTATCAAAGCTGCGGAAAAAGCTGCAGCAATGGAAAAGGAGGACTTAAAAATCCAAACAGACTTAGCGAAAGCAAGAATTGCCAATATGCTCGGATATACTAAAGTAACAAAGGAAGCCCTTAAGACCATTGAGGACATGCAAAAAGGAGCAATTACAGCAGATGAAGCTATTGGAAAAATCGGTATATCGGAAAGCACTATTGATGACCTTAGGAAATTAAGCGAAGAAGTAAACAGATTAAGTGAATTGGAAGAAAGCAGTTACACCCGTCAGACAGAGCAGCAAAACACCCTAAACTCTATCCGCCAGGAAGGTGCAGACAAAGCAAAGGAAGCAAAGCAAACAGAACTGGAAGCAGTAAGGGCAGCAGAAGATGCTATGCTTGCCTTAGTGAAAGACAAGAGAGAACAAGCACGGAAAGAGATTGAATTGAACTATTCCCGGCAGATTGAGGATTTGCAAATCAGTTTAAAGCAAGAAGAGAACCTTACCGCCAAGGCTCGTGAAGCCATCAACGCCAAAATAAAGGCTTTGGAACAACAAAAATCTATGGAGCTTAGCAAGTTGTCCGATGAGGAGCTGAAAAAAGAACTGGAGAACCGTTTAAAAATGATATCCCTGCAATTGGAATCGGTCAAGGAAGGCAGCGAGCAGGAGTATCAGTTAAAGATACAACAATTACAGGCACAATACGAGGCGGAACTCTCCAGCACAGAACAGACCGAAAAAATGAAACTTGCCATCAAAACTAAATATAACACTCAAATGGATGAACTTATAGCCGCCCATGAGCAGGATATTATCAACAAGCAACAGGAAGCCATGCGCATACGCTTTGAAACGGAAATCGCACAAGCATATGATAACGAAGAGGAAATTCTTCGTATAAGGATGGAACAAAAGAAAGCCGAGCTCGATAGCCTGCAGCAAATGGAAGGTGAAAGTATAGAAGCATTTAATCTTCGCAAGCTGGAAGCACAGAATGCTTATCTGGAATCCAAAAAAGAACTGAGCGATAAGGAGATTGAAATAGAACAAGCTAAATATGAAGCAATGGAACAGGTGACAAATGGCCTTGTAGCTCTCACAGAACAAATTGGGGAGTCTGACAGAGGATTTGCTATGGCAAGCAAAATGTTGGCTTTGGCAGAGATCGCCATCAATTCAGGTAAGGCGATCGCAAAAATGGTATCCGCTGAATCAGGGAAAGGTATTCTTGGTATAGCTACAATGGCATCAGGTATTGCAACAATCCTTTCTAACATTGCAAATGCTGTTAAGATAGTAAAAAGTGCTAAATTTGCAGAAGGTGGTTTGGTTACAGGACCGGGGACAGGAACGAGCGACAGTATTCCGGCACAGTTGTCGAATGGAGAATCCGTTATAACCGCCAAAGCTACGTCCATGTTCGCCCCTATCCTATCATCCTTCAATATGATGGGTGGAGGTGTACCTATTAATGTAACAGCAACGAATAATCAAACTTTAGGCGAAGATATGCTGGCCAGAGCAGTCGCCAAAGGAATGATGATGGCTCCTGCCCCTGTCGTTTCTGTAGAAGAGTTTACTTCAGTTGCGAATAGAATTAAATACATAGAAGAAAGCGGTAGTTTATGAAAGCATACGAACTATTATATATAAACAGGAACACTCTTAGGATAATGTCTGAAATGTCATTAGATGCATCAGATATTAAATACCTAGAAATGTATAAAGACTACACCCGTCTTACGGCTGAAGGTCATAAAAAGGCATATATCATGCAGTACCTGGCAGATGAATACAGCATTTCAGAAAGGACCATCTATAGAGTCATTGACAGGTTGTCCGTTGACGTTTCAATTCAATAAGGGGGAAGATTATTCTTCCCCTTATTTTTTTACTGACAAAGCGTGTCAGTGCTATTGTGTTCTGAAATTCTTATAGCCATATACCGTTTTTTACCTTTGCTTCAAAATAGATTATATATGGCGAAATTATACATCAACAAAGATATTGTTGCGGATAAAGACAAAATGGAAAATTGGTATCTAACTGGTGAAGAGGGATTGTCTTTTCCCGATATTCAAAATTTCCTATCTTGGATAGATCCGAATGACCACGTTATTGATATTGAGATACATTCATGCGGTGGTGATGCCGTTGAAGGGTATGCCATTTATGACGCCTTACGTGCTTCAGGAAAGCAAATCAGCTGTACTGCAGTAGGACGATGTGCATCCATGGCAACCGTGATATTATTGGCCGCTGCAAAAGAAAGACGTTTTGCTTATCCACATGCAAAGTTTCTTATTCACAAGCCTTATATGGCTTCATACGATGGAGACCTTGATCTTGAAACCCTAGAATCAATAAAATCAAACTTGGAGAGTGAAAAAAACAAGATGCTAGCTTTGTATGTAGAACGCACAGGATCGGAAGCCTCAGTTATCGAAGCCCAAATGAATAAAGCCGGTTGGTTTGGTGGTGAAACAGCCAAACAATTAGGTTTTATCACGACCGTTCTTATGCCTACAACTGCCAAAGGGAGAACTTACACATTTAATAACAAAAAAATGAACAAAGAAAAAGAAGTAACAGTGAAGCAGACTATCATAGACAGGCTGCTGGCCAAATGCGGCTATCAAAAAATTGAAGACGTACAGGTCGTATCTATGGAATTGACAAATGCCGAAGGTAACACGCTTACCGTGGAAAGAGATGAAGGTGAACCCCAAGTAGGAGATACAGCAAGTCCCGATGGCGAACATGTCATGCCTGACGGAAAGACTATCATTGTGACAGATGGCGTTATTACAGAAATTAAAGATCCTGATGAATTGGAAGAGGATGAAGTGAAAGCTTTAAAAGCCCGTATAGAAGAGTTGGAAACTGAGAATGCTTCTCTAAAGACGAATGCCCGTACCATTGAGGACAACAAGATTCTGAACGCAGTCCGTATGGCCGGGGGCGAAAACTGGCTGGCAAAACATTGTAGTACTTATAAAGTGTCAGCTCGTACCCAAACGTTCAACAAGGGTATAAAAGGAGTAGAAGAAAATGAAACGCCTATTCAGAGAAAACTTCGTGAAGAAAGAGAAAAAAGAAACAACAAGTAATAAAAGGAGGGGAAATGCCTATTTTAGATTTTGACAAACTTACACCTGATAATCAGGCTGTAAAAGACTTGAAAGACCTTATTCAGTTAACAGTCTTTCAAAACGAGGACATGGAGCGTTTTATGACGTTTATGCCCAATGTGACTAACGGTAAAAAAGCAGGTTTTATCGGTGAAATGGAAGATATCGGAGTAGCCGGCTCCGGATGCGACCCTGAATATAAAAAAGTGGCTATCGCTGCCGCCCAAAAGGAATGGGAAATCGGGGATTGGCAAATTCCTTTGGAAATGTGCTATACAGACTTGGAAAACACCATTGCCAAGTACTGCCTTAAAACGGGAACAAATATAGGAGACCTGACATCGACCGAATATATGGACGGTATTGTACTGCCGAAGCTGTCTGAAGCTATGATGAAAATGATGTGGCGTTTTACATGGTTTGGAGATAAATCAGCAGCGTCTGTCACTGGAGGTGGTCAAATCACTGACGGAGTAAACATCGAACTATTTAAAACATGTGACGGTTTTTTCAAACGTCTGTTTGCCATCTGTACCAACAATGCCGAACAGCACACTGAAATTGCAGCCAACGCAGAAGAATCATATGCATTACAAAAATCAAAGATGAAAGAAACAGGCATTGCCACATCAATATTCGATGCGATGTTGCAAGATGCCGACAGCCGGATTTTCCAAAAAGACGGATGCGCAATTTTCGCCACCAAGTCAATGTGCGATGCTCTGACTCACGATATGAAAGAAAAGTACAAGGTAATCATGCCCTGGGAAGTTGTATTTGACGGTGTAGAGGTCAGCAAATACGATGGAACAACCATCGTTAAATGTTCCATTTGGGATAGATTTATTCAAGCCTATCAGAACAACAAAACCAAACTTAACTTACCGCATCGTGCTGTTTTATGTTCTCCTGAGAACTTGATGTATGGATGTGAGGGCACCGAACCGATGTCGGACTTGGATATCTGGTTTGATAAGAAAGCCCGCAAGAACTACATTTATTCAACAGGAAAATTAGGTTCCATGATTGGCGAAGATGAGTTGGTACAGGTAGCATACTAACGAAAAAGAGCAAATATGGCAATATGTGATATAACAATCAAAAAGGACATCGCACCATCGTGCGATGATCCTATCGTTCCCGGGCTGGAACAGGAAGGTGTGATAATGAATCGCGCAGACGTGGATTTCGGTGCGGTTACATTCAACGCAACCCGTAAGAATGTGATCGAAACTCTTGCACTGAAAACAGGTAAAAAAGGTTACAAGGTACAGGTATTCGGTGCAACCCCCTTTACTGGTACCAATACAACCTTGGCAACAGGAACCTATCGTAACACGTTTACTAACACAGTGAACATGGTTGTATTAGCAAATGACCCCGATGTATGCAATGACATTATTGACGGGCTTGCTAACGGTGATTTTGTCGTTGTATTGGAAAATAAAGCCAAAGGGTTAAATAAAACCGAAAATCCGGGAGATTCAGCTTTCCAGGTTTACGGTTACTACCAAGGTTTGAAAGCCGCAGAGATCGGCAATGACAAGTATTCCGAAGAAACGGAAGGGGGATGGAATATCTCTTTGCAAGAAACCAAGGTTCCCAAATCAGCATTATTCTTGTACAAAACATCTTACGATGCGACAAAAACGCTTGTTGAAACACTGACAAAACCAACTGAATGATTATGGAGTTAGAAGAAGTGGTTGATAAATTAAAGGAGCTAGGAGAACTTCCCTCCTACTCCTCTTCTGATAAATCGGAGATAGAAAGATTGTACAAGGAAGTATTAGGAAAAGAATTCACCAAGACATCGTGTAACGACTGCTATCGCGATGCTGTAATCGAAATGACTGTTTACATCAAAAAGAATAACCGTATGAAAGAAAAATGTAATTACATATTAAAGAATGGTGTCCTGCTTCAACCGGAGTTCGGAAGCAATAAAATGTACACTAATGACAACCTCACTGATGAAGTTGCTGAAAAGTACCTTGCCAAAAATCCGAAAGGTGAAATTTATTTCGCCCATGTACCTACGGACTGGAAAGAACGTGTTAACAAATGTGGATACAATCAAAGCCTGCTTGATTCAATGGTAGAATCATTACAAGACGGAGTTTCTGAAGAATCCGTGGCTGACACGTTGAAAGATTTCCAAATCAACGGCAAGAAAATCAGTAAAAAAGTTCTGAATCTGCATCTAAGCAAGGCCATTGAAATTGTGAACGCAATGAATGGAGAAGGCGAAGATAAAGTTGAATAAAAGAAATAAAGGACGAACGTAAACCTCGCGAATATGAGAGTAAGAGATCTAAAAAAGAAAAGCAGTAACCGCATTGATACAAGCTATTTACAAAATCTAGGAATTCAAGCCTACGGACAGGACAACCTATATCCGCAGACATTAAAGAATATCATTGCTGCAAGCTCTACTGCATCTGAATGCTCAGACCGTTTCGCTGACTTCATTGAAGGAAACGGATTCCGTGAGGTTGCTTTTTCCAAATATGTAGTCAATCGAAAAGGTGACACATTGGATGATGTGCACATGTTACTATGTAAAGACATGTCCGAACTCAATGGAATAGCAATCCATGTTAACTACAATGTTTTCTGTGAGATAGTGGAGATGCAGCACGTACCATTTGAAAATTGCCGTCTGACAGAAGAAGATGAAAACGGTTATGTGGCAAAAATAGCAGTACATCCAGACTGGAGCGGAAAGAAGACACGTAAAGGGAAAGCTCTGCAGGTCAAGAAAGAAAACATCGACTATATAGATGTTTTTAACCCTCAAAAAGATGTTATACTGGCTCAAATAGAAGCAGCCGGAGGCATTGAATACTACAAAGGTCAAATCCTATGGGTGTCAATGGCCGGGAAAAATACTTATCCAGTCGGAAAAGGTGACCGGGTAGCTACAGAGATGAGTACCGATGAAGGTCTGTCCAATGTCAAGTACAGAAATGTACGAAATAATTTCTTCCCTGGCGCTATGATATTCACCAAAAAGGGATCGAACATAACCTTTGACGAAGAAGGCAACGAAGTGAAAGATACAGACGATGATGACAGTTTCTCAAATACACTCATCCAGTTGCAAGGTGATACGAATGCAGCAAAGATCATGGAAGTTACTTTAGAAAACGATGAGGAAAAGCCTGAAATAGTAAATATGAACTCACAAAATTACGACAAAGAATTTACCGTTACTGACGCAAGTGTGGTTGAACGTATTTATTCAGCTTATGGCCAAGAGCCATGGTATTGCATCCGTATTGGTAAAGTCGGATTCTCAGGCGATATTTTGGAAGATGCTTTCGAGTATTACAATTCTATCGTAAGCAAGCAACAGCGCTTAATAGAGCGTACCTTTAGCCGTATATTCAGCTATTGGTATGAGGTAGTCAACCCCTCTAATGATTATAGTGTTGAACCATTAAAGTATGTACGAAATGCAGCAGTATCTAATAACAACAGATGAGGTATCGGCTTTGTCTCGCGGAATGTCTGTACATCTCGATCCTGACAAGATAGAAACCTACATCCGTGAGTCGGAGAATATCTACATCAAATCAGCGTTGGGAGACGAACTGTTCCTTGACGTGAAAAAAAATCCTGAAAAATACCAGCTACTGCTTGACGGAGGTACTTATGAAACTAAATGTAAAAAGAAGATAATCATCACTGGACTTCGCGTAGCTTTGGCTTATTATACCTATGCCTGTATTGTCAAAAATGGAGATGGAAATGTATCCCGTTTCGGCTTCGTGAACAAGGAAGGTGAATATAGCAGTCATACAGTATTCAAGGAAAAGATGATGGTGTATAGCGATGCATGTAGTATAGCTGACCGCTACCTGAAAGAATGCGTGCTTTACCTAAAAGAATGCGGTATGCCACTTTATAACGGTGAAGGGAAATTAAAATCTAATAGAACTGTTTTTCGTGTAATAGGAGAATGAGCGATTCTGTTGACATATTAAAGAAACTGGCTCTTCAAGTAAGAAATGCATCTACAGAAGGAGAGAATACAGCTGAAAGAATTGGGCGCATATTTATCGGGATTCTAGAAAACATGGATAATTCTGATATAGAAAAGCTCACCAAATACTTTTTACGCAAAGATAAAGAAGACACTGCCAATGAGCTGATCACGTTTTTGAAAGGTCTTTTGATTGGTAAAAACGGTAGTGGTTGGACTGTATTGGAAGATGGTACGACACAAGCCGTTGTTGACCGCTTGTATGTGAAGATTAAGGCTGTCTTTGACGAGCTTGAAGTAAAGAAGAAGACGCATGTAGGTGGTGAACAGATCATATCTCCGGCCGGTATGAAGTGTGTCAGGGTGGAGGAACTTGATGAGAGCTACCGTTGTTTCTTTTTGTCGGAAGTTGATGGAGTGACAGTCCATAACGAATTTACAGTCGGTACATTAGCATTAGCCCAAGAATTTAACATTAAAGAAGGTACATCTCACAATGTATCCAACCGCTACTATTGGCGTGAGGTGACAGGTGTAGGATCTGACTATATTGATTTGAGCAAAACCAATGCCGACAAGGACAGTGATGTCCCGGCTGCCGGTGATGATATCATCGGGCTTGGGCACTTGACGGATATCACCCGTCAGGCAGCTATAATCTTATCATCAGTAAACGAAACTTCGCCTTCTATCACTTTTTATCAAGGTATCAATACATTTTCTTTGGCGGGTAAAGAAGTTATCGGGCTGGGCTTCGACAAGTCTACCGGACACGCCTATATCAATGTGTATGGTGACGCTTATATAGGCGCTAAGGATAAGAGTACCTATATTCGATATAGCCAGAAAGGCGGTGTGGATATCAAGGGTATGTTTCATATCGAGCAGGGATCTACCGGGTGGAAGAATATGGAAGGCTTGCCGGATGAGATACAGGCGGCTGCCGATCTGGCCCAAAAGGCTCAGGATGCGATAGACAATACGGCTGTCGGAAGTGTCAATCTGTTGCGTAACTCCGGGTTTACTGGAGATTATGAAAGTGAAATATTGTCCTCTGATACTCAATTGTTGGCGGACACCGAACTTTTCAGCAAGCAATTAAAGTATTGGACGGGTGTGGCTACCGTATCCGCGGACAGTGCTGCCGGCTCCGGGTACTCTGCTGCAATCGGTAGTTTGTCCCAGTCCGTATCCTTGATTAAAAATGAAAATTATGTTATATCCTTTAAGGCTAAAGGTACGTCTGTGGCTGTTTCGTGTGGTGATTTCAGCACAACTCAGCCTCTTGCGTCCGATTATCAAAGATACACTTTCAAGTTCGCATTTAACGGTACAGGTATTTTCATGCTTAGCGGTACCGCAACCGTTTGTGATCTTCAGCTAGAAAGAGGGACCATTGCCACAGACTGGAAACTGTCCATTTTGGATAACGACAAGGCAACAGCCGGTTTTCAGTCAATCAATTATATCGCCAGCGCGATTAAGGATGGATCTGTGGATATCCTTGGCGGTTTGATCCTTGCCAATATGATCCAACTGGGCAACTACAAGGATGGTAAGATGCAAAAGGTCACAGCCGGAGTGAGCGGCATATACAATGACGATGATGATGTGGCATTTTGGGCAGGAGGAAAACTTGAACAGGCGATTCTGACTGTAATGAGGTTCCGTAATGATCCTGATTACCAGCCCACAGATGCGGAATGGGCGAACATGGCGAACTTCGTTGCCACTCATGGTGGCGATACGTTCCTTCGTGGCTATATTTATGCCTTGGGTGGTAAGTTCCGCGGTGTGGTTGAAGCCTTGGGCGGATTTTTCCGCGGAAAAGTAGAAACATCTGTTGACGGGAAACGCATTGTCATTGATCCGGATAAAAATACTCTTGAAATGTACACGACTGAAGGACATGCCACCTTGATATTAAGGTTCGACACATCATCAGACGGATGGGAGTATGGTGATTTGATTCTACGGAAATATGTAGGGGACCAATTGATACAAGAAACGACTGTATATCCGGAACGTATCAGAATACAGAATCATGTGGAAAATACGGATATCATTCTTAATCCCAATAACGTATCCTTCTATGGTTCTAAAGGCGAAACTCTGTTGGTTGGGATGAAACCGGTATATGACGGGGGGAGTGTGTCTAAGTATGTGGCCAATATTGAATGCAGTAATTGGCCGTCTAAAGATAACGTCAGTTCCGGGCAGGTATATGTGGAATATGAGACAGTAGAAGGAGTCGTGACAAACGGGACTTTAAAAGTAAAGAAGTGATATGGAACTGAATACTATTAACAAAACGGGAACTTGGAGTGAGGCGGCAGACCGTCTTAACAACAACTTTAGCAAGACGTCCGCCGAAGTGGAGAAGGTCAAGCAGAACGGCATCCGCAACAAGGGGTTGTTCTCTACTCTTGATTCGCTGAAAGCGGCTGTTCCATCTCCTGTTGTGGGTGATTGGGCTGTCGTGGGAGATACCATACCGGGTCCTATATATCAATGTACGAAGAGAGGCGTATGGAGCGAAACAGGAACAACCGGAGGCGGTGGAAGTGTTGACCTTTCCGGCATCTTGACAGCCGAGGAGATAGATGATGTAACATCAATATTATAGTGTATTATGAGAATTAATTATCAGTCCGATTTTAAGATCATAGAGAAAAACTTGAATGGGGATGTGAATACTCCCTTCCGGTTCACTTACCGTACAGTTCTGTCGGGATGTGTTGTTGCGGAGTTTGACGGGCACGGGTACAAGAACTGCCATAGGCTTGATGATGGTAGTCTGCTGGTCATTTTTGACAGGCATGGACTCCGTCCCGGCACTCTGTCGGTCAAACGCGAATACTATCTTTCTGATGCTGATTTTGCCGATGGTATCTGCAATCTTGTATCGGTGGAGATTACAGGTGTTATCCTCGTTTCCGGCAAGACGGATGAGAGCACAGCGGAGATCATTCCCTATCCGGATTATGCCGCATACAATGCGGTGCAGAGCGTATCTCTGTCAGATAAGGAGTATGATGATGTGCTGAGTGATTTTAAGATTAATAAATAATTACATAAAATAACAACGGGCCAAGTTCCGGCGGAACTTAGGCTAAAAATAAGATACATTATGGCAAAAATGCATAAACTGACGAAGGGCGGACAAACCATATTCCCGGCTACCATCTATGATGCGGTGGTTAACCCCAAAACGCGTAAGAGTCTGGCTACAGAAATGTCGGGGTTAAATAAAGGAAGTGCCATTTCAACACAATTTGATACAGATTTTTCAAAAACCAGACTTGGAATTCCAAAAGAAAATAGAAGTACAGGAAAGATTTTAAGTTATAGGAATGGAGCAACTGGGGAACTCACTGTTGAAATGTATATAGGAACATCTATGGATGATCAATATTGGAGCGATGATTTATTCTGGTGCCCATTGCTGCCATCGACCAAATTTCCCTTTATCAACGTCACGGCAATAACCGGCAATAATTACAACACGCCCGATGCTGCCAGGAATGCTCTGCCGAATACTTACAATAAAAAAATCGGATTGGTTTTCACTTATAGAGATTTGACAAACAGATATAGGGTATATCTGTACAATTCTGAAACGAGTAATTATATACCGCTTGATTCTTACATGTACGATTCTGTCGTGTATAATTCGAACAAATCTAATACGAGGTTGTCGATAAGCAGTATTAACCGGAGAAAAGGATTTATCTTATCGTATCAAAACGAAGACAGGTTTATAATTGAAATATATAAATCTGATAGTGTAGATAATGCAAATTGGATAAATGACAAGAATTGGATCGAAGTATTAACCATTGACTCTCTTGAAGAGGTTAAAAACGACTTGATGACAATACGACATATGTTGCAGGATGTGTCAATCAACAAGGTATATGACGAACTTTTGCTCACCAATAAGACAATAGACGGAGCCGGAAATATTGTAAATGGGAATGGGATTGTTATAGAAAGAATTGATATACCGGCAGGAGAAGAGTATATCTATACCAATGCATATTCGGTTTATTTTTATAGAGATAATGGCACGCTGCTTGGCACGGTTAATATGGGTGCTTCAACGGGAAAGAATATTTCAAAAAGAGAGATACCATCAGAAGCATCATATTGCAGGGCTTGGAATAATAACGCAAGAGATTTTTATTATCTATCATTCAATGAGAATTTTATTCCGCTTGAATTCGGTATAACACAGCTTCCTGAAACTTATTTAGATAAAAATCTGATAACAAATGATAATCTTATTGATGGTTATAACAATGTAAATGGATCGTTACAGTCAAACGAAGCTTATAATACTACACGATTGATCAGAGTCGTTGACAACATAACATCTGTATTTACCAATGCATTTTCAGTCGCCGTGTATGCAGCAGATGGTACGTGGATTGGGTATAGGGGCAGTCAAACAAAAACCTTTAGGGAGGTGATGACAGGTGAAAAAAATTGGGAATATATAATTTTTAATTTCAACAGTGTGGACTCCCCGTTTGTCTCGTTGAATTATTACCCTTGCAATCCGCAAAATGTGAGAAATGTAAAATTAGATAGAAATGAAATAATCAATATGGCGTATAAGGGGAAGAAATTTTGTTCATTTGGAGATTCGATCGTAGAACTGATCTCGTGGCAGAAGTATGTGTGGAAATATCTTCAATTCTCAACACATTATTGCCGAGGTATCGGAGGCTCCAAGGTTACATCCATTTCCCCAAAAACCAAGAAAGTGGACGAAAATGGCTACTATAATGCCGCTCATCCCGAAGAAGGAACTATCACTATACAGGATAATATGTGTGGTGACGGCCGAATAAATACTATTCCGACCGATACGGATGTATTAGTCATATATGCCTCCGCTAATGATATCACGGCAAATGCCCAAATCGGGGAGCTTGACGATCAGGACGAAAATCATTTAAAATACGCCTATGGGCTAATGTTGAGAAAGATTATCAAAAGATTGCCGGATGCCAAGATATTCGCTTGCATACCACATAATTTTTACAACTCTCATAATAATGCTGATTATCCTTATAAAAATAATATAGGATTAACGATACAAGATTACGGGAGTGTGATAAGAGAAGTATGTGCAATATATTCCGTCCCCGTAATTGATGTAAATGCATTAAGTGGAATATCAACACTTAATATCACAACGTATTTGCAGGATCAAGTACATCCAAATTCCGCAGGGGGGATGAAGATAGCTAACGTTGTTATTGATGCTTTAATTCAATATGTTCTCATGGATCTAACCAATCCTTACATCGAAGATACAAAAATGTAAATTATGATGATTCGAAAGTTAATAACTAAAATAATGAACCATCTGTCCGTAGAAGTACATCCGGATGCGGAATGGTTCTAAACATAAGGGCTGACCTACACCAAGATCAGCCCTTACATCATAGTTGATGGATTACTCTACTATTAAATATTTTATACCTGATCTTACTAAAACATAAGCATTAGTAGGATATTCTGATTTCGCCAATAATCCATCTACTGCCTTACAGTAATCTCCATCTTTAGGAAGATAGTTCTCTGAAACAAGAATATTATTTATTTCATACATGATATTTTTGGCACAAATAACTTTCCCGTCTGAGCTGTTGAACATAGCAACAGATTCAATTTTACCATTAGCCTTATCCCCATATAGATTCACCAAATTACCGGCTAATATCGAACTTTCAGTTTTATATGTCTGTGCAATATCCGTTATTTCATTAAAATACAGAGTTGGTTTGGGAAAATAAACAATACTATTCCCCCAGCCACTAATTTTCATCTTTACACCTGATTCTTTTAAAGACCCATTAAATAACGTTGAAAGCCCATAGAACTTGTTACCTATAAACCTATAATCTATAAAACTATTTGGGGATGGAATATTTTCCGAGGGCAACACATTGGTTGCATCGGAATAAAAATAGCACCCTTTAAACAGGATAAAATGTCTTCCATATCCCATACTGCCAAAATGTCCTCTCAAGCATGGATTTATACAATTAGTAAAAATCAGATTCATGTTAGATGCAATATCTATACCTATTGCTTGGGAACCATACGGCCAGCTATCCGCAGCCTCTCCATTATTCTTTCCACTGTCGAATTCCACATTGTCAAACCATAATTTATTAGATTCGCTTTCTTTAATGCCATTAACATGCACGGTATATCTTACATTTTTTCCAAAAATATAAAAGTTGTGGAAACTGCAATTCCTAGTTTTTTTTATCAACAATGGATGTAAATTAGATACAGGTGTTGGGAAACCACTGTCAGGCATATCACATACTATTTTTGTAGCCCTATTACCAACACCGAACAAATGAATATTTTGCCTGTCAACCATTTCTATATAACAGACATAATCTTCCTGTGATTCTCCCGATAACGGGTCTTCCGTTGCAAAATGATTAAATGATGATGTCCTGAACTCCCCTACAGCAAAAATATACCATTGTTTATCTGTATCTCTTGGTATGGTATTTATAGCTCTCTGAATGGAGTTTACATTGGCATTGTACCCTACAAATATATTAACCCCGTCTTCAATAGCTTGAAATTGATTTGCCGTTTCCTGATCGGCATAACAATAGATAATATTACTTTTATAAACAACTCCATCAAGTCTATCTGTTATATCCTTTATACTATCTTCGAAACCGGGCAATGATTCAGGTGGAATCTGAATATCAGGACTTAATTTTTTTCCTCCCCCCTCTATTCTCTTGACACTTGGAGTGCCTTCCAAATCATAGGCATTGCTTAATGTCCAAAGTATATAATTAAATGAACCATCACAATAAATTTCATAATTTTTTGTCTCTGGTGAAGCCTCATTGATTAAGACTTCTGTTATTTCTCTTTCTACGGTTTTGGCAATTCTAAATACTGTTTGATTACTGACATTTGAAGAATCCAGTTTATACCTCAATCCTTTTGCCACAGGTATTCTTACAGACCAGTATCTTGCAGCGGTACCCAGTGTGCCTCCAGCTGATATATAATCTTTAGACAAATAAGCGCTGTTGTAGATTTCTTCTTCTATCCCGCTTTCGGTTATAATAATATTTGACACCTCTTCCTCTAAGCTTGTAAGGGATTTGTTTGTCTCAGTAATCTTGTCATCTAATTCTTCTATTGACGGGTCTAATATTACAAATTCAACAGATTCAGATTTTGTCAGTGTAAAGTAAGCGGTAATGGCAGATTCCGGAGCCTCAATTACAGATTTTTCCCCAACGAATGTTTGGCTTGCTTTTAACAAAATCCTATCGGATTCATCAACAAAAACATAGGCCCTAGCTTGTACAGAAACGCACTTTCCAGTAATCAGAAATCGATCTCCGGCTTTACATTCTAATTTTGTTGCTATGAATGTCGCATTGTTTGTGATTTTTTCTATACTTGATGCTATTTCTCCTTGATTACCATATACAATATAGGCCGTACTTTGATCAAAATTATCAATAATATTTTCTCCCTTTTTTTGATTAATAATATCCATTTTTAACTCGGACAGTTCCGTAGTCAGGCTCTTGCGGCTGGTAGGGTTGACCACAGCGTCATAGATAGTAGCCGGATAAATGGTTTGTCCACCCTTGGTCAGTTTATGCATTTTTGCCATAATATCTCCTTTCATCCGCCTAAGTTCCGGGGGAACTTGGAAACAGCATTGGAAATGAATCAGATAAATTCTGTTCAAAAAATAGGGTAGAACAAAAGATATTTTTCTTAGGATTCTACCCACTTTCTACCATGTATCTATTTCTACTATTTTTTTAGGTGAAAAAGTTTGAAACAGGAATGTGATTTTTTATCTTTGCAGATGTGTAAGACCAAGAGCTTGTTGCGGATTAAATTCCGTAGCAGGCTCTTTTTTTTATTGTCATATCGTGGCAATGGATTTCGGGGCTTTGGCAGCGATGATGCAAACGGATAGGGATATCTTTGAGGTGTGTATTTTTATAATTCAGATAAACAATAGACGAAATGGAATTAAACGACTGGTTGGCTATAATCGGGGCTTTCGGAGGATTGGAGGCTGTCCGTTGGGGTGTCACGTTCTGGGTGAACCGCAAGACGAACGCACGGAAAGAGGATGCGTCCGCCGATTCAATGGAGGATGAGAACGAGCGCAAGCAGGTTGACTGGCTGGAAGAACGTATCGCCCAGCGTGACGCCAAGATTGATGCGTTATACGTTGAGCTTCGTAATGAACAGTCTGATAAGCTGGCATGGATTCATAAGTGCCACGAGCTGGAACTGCAATTGAAAGATGCCGAACATAACCGTTGTGACAGGCCCGACAGCGAATGCGGCCGTCGTATTCCACCACGCAGGGCTACATTAATTAAAGATAAGGAGGAAAAGAAATGAAGTTTTTTACGATTGCGGAACTCTGCAAGTCAACAACTGCTGACCGCTTGGGTATCAATAACAGATGCAGACAGGAGCATGTGACTGCTCTGACTGCCTTGGTGGATAATGTGCTTGATCCGTTACGCACATGGTGGGGAAAGCCAATAACAGTAAACAGTGGCTATCGCTGTCTGGAACTTAATGCAGCTGTCAAGGGAAGCAAGACCTCGCAGCACATGAAGGGGGAAGCTGCTGATATTGACACTGGGGACAGACAGCAAAACAAGCTGTTATTTGAATATATCCGCAAGAACCTGCCCTATGATCAATTGATTGACGAGTCTAACTTCGCTTGGGTGCACGTCAGTTATCGGGCTGACGGAAATAACAGGATGCAAGTTCTTAAGTTGTAGACTATGTTGGTTAGAGTTATGAACTGGGTAAGCCGGCATATATTGCTGGCTCCCTTCATGTGTCTGTTCCTGCTGTTTGCCTGTGGCAGTTCGCATAAGGCTGTCAAATCTGACACAGAAGTAATCAGGAAGGACAGTGCCAGTGAAACGGTCAACATCGTACACGGATCAAGCATCTCTTTGAGCGAACTCATTACCACTAATGGTAACTATGTGATTGATTTCCGTATCTATGATACCCGAAAACCGCCCGATAGCCTGACCGGGAAACCTCCGTTATTGGCGGACGGGCAAATAGAGGGAAATTTCAATCAGGCAAAAGACAAGAAATCGGTTATAAACGATACTATAAAACTCAATGCCGACAAGAAACGCTCTTCCGATATCCATGAGAAAGAGTACACTGAAATGATGAAGGATAAAAGAGAATCCAAATTGCTTGAACAAATAGTTCTGACATGTGTTAGTGGGGCAGTTCTTGTTGTTATCGTACTGGCGGTGGTCAGGCGACAACGTGGAAACGATTTCTTATAATAAGACTTTAAATTTATGATTAAGACTTCCCAGCTTGTGATAAGTCGGGAAGTTTTTTTATTTCCATGAACAATTCGGTTTTGCCTGTGTTTGTGTAACCGTACTGATTATTGTTGCGCTGTTGGCGAAAAAAACATTGGCGTAATAATGATTCCTCATAATAAAACTTGAAATTCATAAGTTGAATACTCTGGCTCGTGATGAGTCGGAGCTTTTTTATGGATAAATCCGACCAATATTATTCCGTTATCTTTAGAAGCAAGTAATTGTTATAATAGCAAAGAATATTTCCCGATGTTTGTACCATAACAAATAAATAGATAATTATGGAAACAAACATTTTATTTGCTACGATTATTTTTGGAATTATTTGCATTATGCATAGAATGATGAAAGATTGATTAAAAATAATTTGCATTTACAATAAGAGACTGATCCTTTTCAATTTTGGATCAGTCTCTTTGTTGACTATTAATCACAAACAGGACGAACTACTGCACCCTCCCAACGAAAGATACCTCCCATCATTGTTCCATATTTGTCATTATTGAATCCTAAATAATAAGCATTGGAAGATACATCGTCGTGTATTGATGCTGTCCAATACCAAGCTTTAGACCATCCACCTAATACATTCTCACCTTTATACTTAACAGCAGGAAGAAATATACTGTTTCCATTAGGACCGGTTATAAGCAGCCCTCCAACACCATGATATTCAATCCATTTCTGCTTACATTTTTTTAGTTCTGCACATTCATCATAAGTTGGCATACGCCAATTGCCTCCCCATCTTACATGTGCCACATCATAATTCGTTCCACTGATGTTATTGCCGATATTGACAAACTCCGCGTAATTCATACAATCTCCTCCTTTGCAATCAGGTAAAATATAATCTCCACTTTCATCTAAATCTTTCCAATAACTATAAGTTTTGTATTCATAGACCGATTTCTCTCCTGTTTCTCCCCAAGCATAATAACTACCGAAATCTTCAGGTTTGTTGGCTCCAATATTCCAACCTGCCCATTTAACACTAAGTCCCAAGTCTACAACTTGTCCCGGAGTGGGTTCTTTATTATCCGCTTCAATAACAAATGTCTTGATATCTCCATAATATATTTCTGTTCCAATCTTTGCATAAGCACAATAATTGTAGGCACCTTCGGAAAGATCTGATAATTCTACAGAATATATCAAGTTATTGATATTGTGAGATGCTATATGGTTTTCATTTATTTTAATACCGTATTCCATTTCTGAAAAATCGTCCATGTCCTCCAATTTGCCAAAACATACAACATTAGTCTTTTCAACAGAAGCATTTTCTGTCATAACATTGATTTGTGTATCTCCATAAAATTTCGCTTCTTTCATTATTTTACCATCCACATTATAAAGTCTTGCATATAATGTATCTTTAAAAGAAGTGGGAATCCATTCCACAGATACCTGCCCATGATTAGCTATGCCATATTTTGAAGAGAGCTCCCCTTTTCCTTCAAATTTGACTATCTGACTAAGGATAGTAGGAATACTTCTATTGAAAATTGAGTCCATATCATAAACTTCAAACTTTACGGTATTAGGAACATTCTTCTGCACAGATTTTGACGTAGAAGACACGTAACGAATATCATAAGGAGAATGATAAATACATTTATCAAATACGTTCATATCACCTGTTGAAATATTCTTGACTTCGTGTCCTACAAACATTAAGCTTAATCCAGCCCTAGCATCTAATCCTACATAATTAGAAAGATCCCATGCACAAAAATCTTTTGAAGAAGACAATAATTCTTCATAAAACCCTCCATGGATACTCGTCCGCATATAGGGTCTGATATCAAAGGACGGCCCTAATAATTCATATAAGATAACTCTTATACGTGGGTATAGCCATACCTTCCCATTCATATCCCCTTTCCCTTTCATTGTCGGATAAGTTACACTAAGTTCATTTTTAAAGTCTTTAACAGGGTCAAGTCTATCATCAGATTGGTTCCACTGAAAGCCTAGTGTACCACTGGCTTTGTCTGTGAATCCCATATAGGCACTGATTTCACCATTTGCACTAAACGAAACCGCACGATATACATCTGCATTTAATGATACTTCAACAGGTACTCCAAATACAGGAAAAACAACTTTAATCTTAGGTAGATATTTACTCAATTCTTTTATACGTTCATCATTATCATATGTATATTGATGCCACGCATCAAGTCTAAGTTGTTGGTTTGTCTCAAAACGCCCTTCTATATTTGCATCAATAGACAAGGCTTTACTTCTGTATTGTTTTTCTATATCATCTTTCACTTCTTGAAGTGTTCGCCCACTAAAACTTAAGGTCATATTTAAATCAATATCAATATGAAAATCAGATTTTTCCAGATAAATTCTAAACTTTGGATGATCATATAATACACGACCTTCAAGTTTGTCATTGTCCCATTTCCACAAATTACCCGTCAAATGCGAAGGGGTTCTTGAATTCATAAAATTATATTCCTTCCATTCTCCATCTATGTCCAAAAAAGATATTTTTTGAGGAAGAATTACATTTTTGCTTGAATTCTTTGCAGATTGTCCTCCGGTTGATAACGTAAATTCTGTGTTGGCGAATATATCGCATAAGTCACCTTTTCTGGCTTCTATACTTATTTTACCATTATCACGTTTTAGCTTATTCACAATAACAATGTAATTCGCCGTATCAGCATCAATTGTAAGTATCGAGCCTGGTTTTAAATTTTCAGTTTCAGACGAAGCACCAAATGAATATCTTCCATTCTCTTGATCCACTTCATGTAATTTTGTTTTCCCCCAATCTATAGGTACATAATCAGGATTAACAACATCATTTTCATATTTCTCAGAAGGAACTTCCGGTTCTTCTTTTTCAGGAAGAACTTCTGCCGATTCATCGGAAGAACAGGCATTAAAAGTAAACGACAGCAATAATGCCATCAAAACAAAATACATTTTTTTCTTCATATCACATTGTTTAATAATTGTTTCAATAAGTGCGAATATATTAAAACACTTGAATGAATCAAAACCATTCTATGTATTATATATGCTATCAGACATTATTGAGGAGTTAAAAGTGAAAAAACAGAGTTTATTTAGTTCATATTTACACAAGTAAAGCAAAATCTAAGGAGTTACAAAATTCGCATCATCATAAAGACTATTATGCGATAATCTTTTCGTTTCTATATTTTCTGTATTTTTGCAAAAAATATCTATCATGAAAATCAAAAACAAATACAAGAAAATGCCAGCTAATGAAATCTGGAATGTAGTAATAGCTTATATTGATAAAAATAAACAATTTTTCTCTTCTACTGGTATCATTAAATACAATGCAATAGCAACTTTTGATTTTATAGAATACAAAGGTGGTAAAAACGGGAGCGTTAGGGCTATGAATGGTGAATCTATCAGTAGGAATCAATTTATATCCGTATTTAAGCAAATCCATGATATGGAATGTATCAATACTAAGAATGTCAAGCCATACATTGATAGAAGGCAAAGCCCATTTGTCGGCCTACTGAAGTCTGCTGGAATTATTGAATGAATTGGATTTATTATAAAAGTCACAATCTTATGAATCAAAATATCGAATATGAAAGGTTTACACAAGAAGTCTATCAGGAGTTAATCAATGCTCGTGGTATTACTACTAGTGTAAAGCATGATGTCAAGCTTATAGGTAAATCAGGACAAAAGCATCAGATTGATGTCTATTGGGAATATAGCATAAACGGCATTCAACACAAAGTAGCTATTGAATGTAAAAATTATAAGAAAGAGATTCCTATTGGTAAAGTTCGGGATTTTTATGGACTTTTGTCTGATTTGGCAGATGTTTCTGGTATTATGATAACAAAAGTAGGATATCAGAAAGGTGCAAAGAAATATGCGGACTACTATAGAATTAATCTAAAAGAATTAAGGACTCCTTGTAAAGACGATGATTGTAGAATAGCAGAAACAAGGCTTAATTTAAATATATCGTTAACCCAGCAGCTTTTTTCACTTGATGCAGATTGGGCAAAAGCAAATAATATAGATTGGCTATCATATAGAAATTTCAGTGCGCATCTGGTGGAACGTAGCAATGAATGGGGAGAAAAATATCTTCCTTTGGGAACTATAGAAAATAACGTTTTCGATGAAAAAGGGAAGGTCATCACAACTTTAGACAAGTTGGCAGATGAGTCCATTCAACAGACAGAACGAATATTTGAATTCAAAGAGGCTTACGTCAATACTCGCAATTGGGGAAAAGTAAAAATTAAATCGGTAAAATATATTAATAGGGAAATACATGAACAGAAATTCATAACTCTTGATGCACAGAATATAACAAAAGCAATACTTAAAGATGCATTGAGTGGTGAAATAATACTCTTTTTTAAAGAGAAATAAAAATAGAAAACGATTAGGACACATCTTTTATAATCCTATTGCTGGCCCACACCCCTATGCTTTACTTGAATTTTCCCGTTTTGTTTTTTTGTAAAGTCATATAAAATACCCATCTTTGCATTGCGTTACATTTTGAAGTAATCGAGGCGTTGTCTCGTATTGAGCTACAGACGATTTTTATTGCCTGTAGCTTCTTCATAATACGGTTCCGACCCCCGTGTGGAGTATTAATGTACCCACTGTTTCGATTACGGAATGTAACGCAACGGGAAAGCGGAACCGTTTTCTTTTTCCGCAGACTAACGCAATTGCATATGTCAAAATTAGCCCCAACTACTCATCAACTATCTAAAAAGTTTATAGGCTATGGACACTATGAGCTTACAATTTCTTCCTCTGAGGGCACAAAAACGATTGTCACAGGGAATATGGACTTGATAGAACGGCTAAACTCAGAGATAGACAAAGAAAAAGAGGAAGCGACTGCCGAAGCAATCGCTCTAGTTCTTGAATCCTCACTTTAGATTATCTAAAATCTTTCTTATGGCTTCATCAGCATGTTTTCTCATAATTCTGACATAATTAAAGATCGGTCTGTTGGATTTCATGCTTTGGCCTATACAATACTCCAAAGTTTCCAATGGTATGCCCAGCTCAAAACCATGTTGGACAAAGGATTTACGAGCTGAATAATATACGACATGCGATTCTATCTCCAGCCTCTCCCCTAGCCTTATAATTTCTTTTGTTACATAGTTACGAAAATTAGGATAAGAGTATTTATAACCAAAATCAAGCTTTCCATTACGCCCCATCCATCTTTTGATAATCGGTTTTGCTTCCTCAGGAATAGTGAAGCTGATCTTCATATCACCTTTCTTTGTGTTTTTTGATTTTTCACGTACATATTCCATAATTTTCGCATCTTTGAAATTGTATTGCATCAAGTCCATCAGATTGATACCTCCTAGATAATACGAAAGCATGAACACATCCCTGGCAACACGCTGAGACTTCTCTTTTATCTCCGCATCCCTTATCTTCTTTACGTCAGCTACCGAGATATCACGCTCTTTAGGCATTCCTGCCGGTCTTTCATAATATTCAAAAGGATGCGTGTCATATGATACTTTTTTATCCCTTATTGCTTGATTGATTATTGCCTTCAAATGTGCCATGTGCATACCACAAGTAACAGGAGCCAGCCTTCGGACATTCTTTAGATAAATGTCAAAGTCCTTTATGGTCCGGGGAGTAATTCCATCAAGCATTATATCATATTTGACAAACTCAATGAAGTAATCACTCGCCCTTTGATATAAGGAAGCAGTGGTCCTTCTCCCCTCTTTAATCAAATTCTGCATATAGTCAGCCGAAGCAACACTATAAGAGATAGCTCCCTGCTTTACCGAGGACAAATATTCGACAAGTTGGGTACAAGTATAGGATGATGTGTTTATTTTATCCAAGGCATCCTGATATGAATTAAGTATTCCACGTAATTTAGCATTGACATGTGCAGCATCAGGAACACCTACCACCTGCCCTCCCTTAAAATTAGCAGTATTATCTATTTCAAATCGGGTAACGATGTATCTTGTTTCCTGTTTATGACCAATTGCTATACGAATTCTGTGTTTGCCGTTTTTCAGCACCTTGGCCGGAACAACGGCGGCTTTAAGAGTTGTCATAATTGTTCTGGATTCGTTTTAGACAAGTTCTTTTTGCCAAAAGTGGCACAAACTGTCTTTTTTTTATCCAAAAACGAAAACTGGAGAAGCTTAAGAAAGCACAAACCCCTCTGAAACAGAGAGGTTTGTAAAGTGGAGCATGCGAGACTCGAACTCGCCACCTTTAGACTGCCAGTCTAACGCTCTAGCCAGATGAGCTAATACCCCGAGAAATAATAACGATGCAAAGATACATAGAAA